GGCCAGCAGCAGGGCGCCGTGGTAGCGCGCCTCCTTGAGGTCCTGGTCGCGGCGGTCCTCGCGCTTGGCGACGTCCTGCTCGAAGGCCCAGCGCTGGTGCAGGTCGTTCCAGTCGACCTTGCGGCTACCGGGCTGGGGGATCTGCGCGGCCTCACACTTGAAGCCCAGCTCGCGGGCCTGGCGGGCCCAGCGGCGGGTGTAGCGGTGGGCGCCGGGTTCGTTGTCCAGGGCCCAGACCAGTTTCGGCAGCTTGCCCTGGCGCGCGCTGGCCAGGTCCTTGAGGGACTGCTCGGGGTAGGCGTTGCTGCTCATGGCCGAGACGGCAGCGATGCCGTGGTGGGTCAGGGCGATGGCGTCGAAGATGCCCTCGACGATCCAGAGCTCCTGGACCGTCTGCAGATCCAGGCTCGGCGGGCACCACCAGACGCCACGGTAGCTGGCCCCGGGCTGGAAGCGGGCCTTCTGTTTGCCGAAGCGCGAGGGGCGATCGATCAGCCGTTCCCAATAGCCGCCCTTGGCCAGGGCGAAGCGCACGGTAGCCGAGCCGATGCCCTGGGCACGGTCCCAGTAGTTTTCCTGGCTGTACCAGCCCTTGATCAGACTCAGGTCGAAGCCGCGGGCGAACTGCAGGTAGCCATCGGCGCTCGCGGCCGGGGCGTCACTGGTGGGCTTGAAGCGCTCGGACCAGTCCTCGAACAGGTCGCTGTAGAGCTCCTTGACGTGCCAGGTCTGGCCGCACTTCGACTCGCGGCCGCACTTGAGCACCCAGGGCGCCCGGTGATCGGTGAACAGCTCACGCTTGTGGCAGGCCGGGCACTCGCCCTTGCGCATGTAGTTCGTCCCGCCGATGTGACGCATCCCGAGGTCGCCCTCGAGGCGCTGCAGCACGTCGGCGCGGAGCTGGTGATCCATCGCGTACATGCTCAGCACTCCACCTGGGCGAGCTGAGCGCGGATCTGGGTGGCGGTCTGGTGGGCGGCGAGCATGGAGGGGAAGCGGCGCAGGATGGCGGCGCGGCGCTTGTCGGTGTCCGCGATGCGCACGTACCGCGGCTCGTTCCAGTGCTGGTTGACGGTGTAGTCGGCGCGGCTCTGGAGCCAGCGGGCGAAGGATTCGGCAACCGCCGGCGGCAGCTCGATCTGGACGGGAAGGGTGTTCGGCATGGTGGTTCTCGCGGCAAAAAGGCGCAGTTCACCCATACCCACGCAAGGCGGGCATGGATCAGGCAGTCAGGGGGTTAGCGGGTGGCGCGCTGGGTGCCGGGGTCTTCGTCGATCAGGGCGTCGAAGATCTCCTGGACCGGGACGCGATAGCGCAGGCCGGTGGCCGGGTTGACCAGGACGACGACGTCGCCGGTACTGGAGTCGATGTCCAGGAAGCGATGGCCCTTGAGGGCTTCGAGCTGGTTGTTGGCGCGGGCCACCAGGCGCTCGGCGGTGTGCTGGGGCACGCCCATCAGCTGCAGGTGCTCCGCGGCGCAGGTAAGCAGGGCCTGGCTGTGGCCCAGGTGCTCGCACTCATGGCGGCGCAGGTAGGTCAGGGCAGCGGCCTGCATGGTGTCGAGGTAGTCAGCGGGGTGGTTGGCGGTAGTCACGATGCGATGTCCTCTTTGGCGTGCTGCTGGGCTTCTTCCTGGTCGTCGAGCAGACCGAGCTGCTGCTCACGGATGGCGAGATTGCTGGCGTACACCTTCTGCGCCATGGCGTTGAGGTGGCTGGTGCTGGGCGGCAGCTCGCAGGCCGGCGCGTTGGGCAGGCCGCTGGGGCTCGCCAGGTGGGTCAGCTCGGTGTGGGCGTAGAACGACGCGCTGCAGGGCGCGAAGTGACACTGGAACACCTGCTGGCGCAGGAATACGTGGGCGAACCAACTGGTCCGGCAGACCAGGGGGGCACCGCAGAAGCAGCACCAGAACTGCCCCTTCTTCTGTTTCTTGAACAACGCCATCTCTCTTCCCTGCCGCCTGTGGCGGCTCCGGCCTCGCCGGGTTCTGGCGCTCCGCGCCGACTTCGCGCCCGCCGTCCTGGCAGGCGTTCAGGGTGTGCCTTGTGGCTAGTGCTTGCGGCCGTTGCCTCGCGCCGCGTGCAGCGTGATCACCGCCCAGACCTCTTCCTCGCGCGCTGCCAGGTGCCGGCGGTGGGCGCCGAGAATCTGGACGACTTCCTTCTCATCGATGACGCCGTCTTCCAGCGCCTGGCCGATGATCTGGTCGACCAGGCCGCGCTTGACGGCGGTCTTCACCGAGCGGGCGTAGAGATCCAGGTTGTCCAGATCGCCGACCTCGGCCTGGCGCACGAAGAAGCCGCCGTACTGAGCCGCGAGGTAGTCCACCAGGTGGGTGGTACCGGTCTCCTGTTCCAGCAGCAGGATCTGCTGGTCATTGAGCGGGCGGCAGCCGGCGGTCTCGTAGGCGTGGTTGTCGAATTTCTTGAGCGGCAGGCCGAGGCGGGCCGCCGCGCATTCACGACCGCCGGGGTACGCGCAGATCACGGCGCTGATGACCTGGCGACGGGTCTCTAGGGCAGGGCGTTTCATCTTCCAGTTTCTCCCTGGGCCATGCGGCCCTACTGTTGGGCCGCGGTGGTAGCCGGGATCTCGCCCTGTTTGATGCCGAGCAGAACGGCTGCGCGGTGGGACTCCCCTCGACGGCCCTTCTTGCGGCCGTTGAGAAGGTCGCTGACCAAATTCTTGTTCAACGAGTGAGTGCGGCAGAACTCAGCGATGGATATGCCCGCTCGATCCAGCTGGGCGCGGGCTTGCTCGGGAGTCAGAGGGGCGGGCATAGTGTTCCTGTGTGTTCAAACGTGTTCATTCGAGTTTTATTATGACCAATAAAATGGTCACGTAAAGGGGTGGTGCTTGAAAAATTGTTCATCGGACGAATCCCCTGCACGAGAGGTAGGAGATCGACTTCGCGATGAGCGCTTGCGGCTCGGCTATACGCAGGGTGACTTCGCGCAGGCGGGCGGGGTCAATCGCAACACGCAGGGCAGCTATGAGCGCGGTGAACGGTACCCGGACACGGCGTATCTGTTAGGTGTTGCTGGGATCGGTGTCGATGTTGGATACGTTGTTACGGGGCAAAAAGCCGCTGTAGCAGAGTCATCGCTTAATGAGGTGGAGCAGGAGCTCCTGGGGTATTTTCGAACCGTTTCGGACTACAACAAGGAAACCATCCGCCGCATGGTATTCGCGATGGCGGCGGCCGATGGCGCCCTAGATTCCGAGAAGACCTGAAGGCCTGTACCAAAGCAAAAAGCCCAGCCACACGCTGGGCTTTTTGTTTCAGGTGGCTTTCGGCGGTTGGCGAACTGCATCACAAAATGTACTGTTTTTGCATACAGTAATAAGGAGTGTGCAGTACCTATGGATCAGCTCAAGCAAGCCCCTTTGAAGATCTCTGGTCGACAACCCATGCCTTCGGCAGCCAGTGAGTACGAGGCGCAACTGCTGGAGGCTGTGAGGGTGCTATCTCAAGATGATCAGCAGCGGGTCTATCTGCTCGTGCTGGACCTGGCCCGGGTCAGCGGGCCACTGGCGCGGAAGCGGTCAGCCTCTATGGAAACCGATGGCAGACCGGGGGCGAAGTGATCCAGATGGGGAGGATGCTGCCGATGGTTTCAAGACACCTGTCTCACCGTCTGAGCTCCACTCGTCGCTTCGTCTGTTGACCTATTTCTAACAGCGTCGCCTATACTGTTTAAACGTACAGTATCAAGGTGCCATCATGGACGCTTTCCAGACACGGGGTCGCAGACTCGCCAAACTCGCGCTTTCCCAGGCGCGGTTGAAGATCACCGGCTTTCAGAGCCCGGCCGAGGATCATACGCAGCTGCCACTCTCGATCGACGAGGCGATTGGCTGGGGAGCGCCCAACCTCTGGCTCTGGCTGGTGAACAGCGAAGCCCTGGCGGGGCTGAGCATCCACCAGGGGGACGTGCTGGTCGTGGACCGCGCCGGCGATGTCGAGCCCGGGCGCGCGGTGATCGTGGTGGCCGACTGTGAGCACCGGCTCTGCACGGTGCTGACCAACCAGGAGCGGCAGCAGCTGCTAGCGACGATCGGGCGCGACGGGCACCCGCGCACGCTCGACTTAGTGGGCGAGGTGGAGCTCTGGGGCGTGGTGGACTTCCTGATGCGGGACCTCAGGCCATGAGCGTCTACGCGTTGATCGACTGCAACTCCTTCTACTGTAGCTGCGAGCGGCTGTTCCGGCCCGAGCTGAAAGGGCGGCCGGTGGTGGTGCTGTCGAACAACGATGGATGTGTGATCGCGCGAAGCCGCGAGGCAAAGGCCCTAGGCATCGGCATGGGCGTGCCTTACTTCCAGAACCGAGCCTTTCTGCGTCAGCACGACGTGGCCGTCTTCAGTTCCAACTACGAGCTCTACGCCGACGTCTCCAATCGCGTGATGCGGACCATCCAGGGGATGGTGCCGGACCTGGAGGTGTACTCGATCGACGAATGCTGGGCGGACCTCACTGGCATGCCTGGCGACCTTGAGGCGCTCGGCCGGGATATCCAGACGCGGGTGCACCGCTGGGTGGGCATCCCGGTCGGCGTAG